ATGTTGTTGCAAGAAGAGGTATTACGGACTTCAGTGTTGTTTGTGACGAGCGTAACAACACCGGCGAAGTAATTGACCGAAACGAATTTGTAGCGGACATCTACATTAAACCTGCTCGTTCAATTAACTTTATCACACTCAGTTTCATTGCGGTGAGAACTGGTGTGGCATTCAGCGAAGTAGGAGGTTGATAGATGGCAACTCTAGACCTTTTTAAGGGAAATCTTGTTGGTGGTGGTGCAAGAGCAAATCAATTTGTTGTTACTGTAACAAGTCCTGGAACAGTAGTTCCTTCTAATCTTGCATCATTCATGATTAAGGCGGCTTCACTTCCCGGCCAAACCATTGATGAAATTGCAGTAAATTATCGTGGACGTATTCTTTATATTGATGGAGACCGTACCTTTGATACATTTACCACAACAATCATCAATGATGTTGGATTTGAAATTAGAAACGGTATTGAGGCTTGGATGAATATTATCAATTTGATGACTCCAAACACATCCGCTCAAAATCCAGGTGATTATATGGCAACTTTGAAAATTGATCAATACGATAGAAAAGATGCCATTATTAAGACACATGAATTGCAAAATTGTTGGCCTACCGTTCTTGCTCCCATTGAATTGAGCTGGGATACAAGAAGTGAGATTGAGACTTTTGATGTAACTTGGAGATACACCAAGTTTACAGGTACAACAGGTGATGCATAAATAATTCTACAACTTTAGTAGGATGAAATAAATTATGGCACAATTATTTGGTTTCAAAATCACCAGAGCATCAGAGGTAGAGAAGAATCAACCGACTTTTCCTACCTCTGATGACGGTGCATACGATATTGCTGGAGGTGGGTTCTTCTCAGAATATCTTGACATGGAAGGTCGGGATAGGGGAGAACTTGATCTCCTGCGTAGGTATCGTGATATTGCGATGCACCCGGAGTGTGATTCTGCAATTGAAGATATTGTAAATGAAGCAATCGTATCCGATGAGAGGGATCAATCAGTATCCGTCTCATTGGATAGATTGGAATATTCTGAAAAGATTAAAAAGAAAATAAGAGAAGAATTTAATAACATTCTTTCTCTTTTAGATTTTAATGCCAAAGGGCATGATATTTTTAGAAGATGGTATGTTGATGGAAGAATATACTATCACAAGATTATTGATTCCAATAATCCAAAAAATGGAATCACAGAATTAAGATATATTGATCCTCGCAAGATTAAGAAAATGCGAGAGATTCAAAAGGGCAAAAATGAAAATGGTGCAGATGTAATTCTTGGTGTTGATGAATTTTATGTTTACAATGAAAAAGGAATTGAACATGCATCAGGAACAGCATCTGGATTAAAACTTACCAGTGATTCGGTTTCATATTGTCCTTCTGGTTTGATTGATGCACAAAAAGGATTGATTCTTTCACATTTACATAAAGCAATCAAACCTGTCAATCAGCTAAGAATGATTGAAGATGCATTGGTTATCTATCGTATTTCCCGTGCACCAGAAAGAAGAATCTTTTACATTGATGTTGGTAACTTGCCAAAAGCAAAAGCAGAGCAGTACCTCAAAGATGTAATGAATCGTTATCGTAACAAGCTTGTATATGATGCAAAAACTGGCGAAATTCGTGATGACAGAAATCATATGTCAATGTTGGAAGATTTCTGGTTGCCAAGAAGAGAAGGTGGAAGAGGAACAGAAATTTCTACACTTCCAGGCGGTGCAAATCTTGGTGAAATTGAAGACATAGAATATTTTAAAAAGAAACTTTATCGCTCGCTGAATGTACCAATTTCAAGACTTGAATCAGAATCAACTTTTTCAATTGGTCGTTCAGATAACATCACAAGAGATGAATTAAAGTTTACAAAGTTTGTACAAAGAATAAGAAAAAAGTTTGTTGTTCTTTTTCATGACCTTCTAGAAACACAACTTATTTTAAAAGGTGTGATTGCAGCTGAAGAATGGAATGACATTAAAGAACACATTCAGTTTGATTTTCTACAAGATGGTCATTTTACTGAATTAAAGAATGCCGAAGTGATGCGTGAAAGATTAGACATGCTTTCACAAGTTGAACCATATGTAGGTAGTTTCTTCTCAAAAGAATGGATTAAAAAGAACATTCTTAAAATGTCTGATGAAGAAATAGAAGAAATAGAAGATCAAATTGAAGATGAAAAAGAAGATGGTGAATATGATGACTTTGAAATGGGAGGAGGGTCATCACCTCAACCACCAGAACAAGGATCACCTTTTGGCAACAATGAACCAGAAGATGATGAAGAACCTGAAGATGAAAAGAAGCCTGAAGATGATGAAGATTTACAGGCACAATATTTAAAGGAAAAATGAAATGAGTGATAATAATTTTTTGAAAGATTTTATTGATTCAATTGATGCCGGTGATAATATCAAAGCAAAAAATGATTTTGACCTTGAAATGTCAACAAGAATCAGTGATGCACTAGAAACAAAAAGAACGGAAGTAGCAAAATCATTTGTGAGAAAAAGTGAAAGTGAAGATGTATAAACCATTTGAAGATTTTTTTACACAACTACAAGAAAAGAATGAACATAAACTTTCTGATAGATATAAACTTCTTTCACCAAGAATGAAAAAATCAGTTGATGAAGTTTTTAAATTTTTAGAAAGTGATCCATCAGATTTTTTGGCCAAGTTTGAAAAGTTTATTGAAAAGACTGCTAAAAAGAACAAAGTTGAGGCAGTTGCATTAATGAAGTATTTTGAAAAAGAAACATTAGAAGCATAGGAACAAACATGAAACTTATTGCAGAACATATCCAGGATGTAGAATACATTATTGAAGATAAATCCGGTTCTAAGAGTATGAAAATCCGTGGTATATTCATGCAATCAGAACAAAAAAATCGTAACGGACGTGTTTATCCTTTTAATGTATTAGAAAAAGAAGTCAAAAGATACAACGAAGAATTCATAAAGCAAGGGCGAGCATTTGGTGAACTTGGACATCCAGATGGCCCTACTGTTAATCTTGATCGTGTTTCACACATGATTACAAGATTAGAACCGGATGGAAAGAACTTCATGGGTGAAGCAAAACTACTTTCTACACCTATGGGGGAAATTGCGAAGGCACTTATTAGTGATGGCGGTAAATTGGGAGTTTCTTCTAGAGGTATGGGTTCTCTGGAATCAAGAAATGGTGTCAATTATGTAAAGGATGATTTTTATCTTGCAACTGCGGCAGATATTGTTGCTGATCCTTCTGCTCCTCAAGCATTTGTTGAGGGTATTATGGAAGGCAGAGAATGGATTTGGAACAATGGTTTACTAAAAGAAGTTGCAGTGAATGAGATTAAAGAGGATATTGAAAAAGGTGCAAGAGCAAAACAGACAAAGTATCAAGCACTTGCATTCGCAAAATTCTTCAAATCAATAATGTGATAAATAAATATAATATTAGAACTTTTCAAGGAGTATACCAAATGTCAGAACTAGACAAGACAATTGAACAACTTGAAGCAGAAATTTTGGAAGAAATGAACGATGCAAATGCTCCCAAGAAATCTGCTGCAAGTCCAGATAAAATGCAAACTGTTGCTGGAGAAAAGAATGATTTAGGTGAAAAGCCTGAAGATGCAGCAAAGAAAGTCAAGAAAGCATCTCCTCCACAGACCAAAACAATTTCCGCATCAACAGAGTTTGATATGGAAGATGTAGAGGAACTGGAAGAGAAAAAGAAAATGTCCATGAAAGAGATGGAAGATGAAGAAGATGATGATGAAGAAGAAATGGACGAAGCAAAAAGTGTGAAATCTGAAGAAGATGACATGGGAGATGATGAAGAAGAGGATGAAGAAGAAATGGAAGAAAAGAAAAAGATGAAAAAAGAATCTTTTGAAGATCGCCTTGATTCTCTTGATGTTTCAGAAGATGTAGATGCATTGACTGAAGGACATGATCTTTCCGAGGAATTTAAAGAGAAGGCTTCTGTAATCTTTGAAGCAGCAATTAAATCTAAATTGCGTGAAGAAGTTCAAAGAATGGAAGAAGAAAAAGAAGAGCAAATCAAAGAGTTTGTAGATGATTATAAAGATGAATTAGTTGAAAAAGTTGACAAATACTTGAATTATGTTGTAGAGCAATGGATGACCGAAAATCAACTTGCAGTTGAGCGGGGATTGAAGGGTGAGATTGCCGAAGACTTTATTGCTGGATTAAAAGGATTGTTTGAAGACCATTATATTGATGTACCAAATGAGAAGTATAACATCCTTGAATCACAAGAACAGCAACTAGAGAATTTGGAAACTAAATTGAATGAAGAAATTCAACGAAACATAGAATTGAAAAATCAGGTGTCACAGCACATCCGTGAGTCAATTTTTGTTGAAGTTTCTGAAGATTTGAGTGCAACAGAAAAGGAAAAGTTTGGTTCTTTGGTAAAAGAACTAGAATACATTGATGAAGAATCATTCAAGTTTAAATTGAGTGCATTGAAAGAAAGCTATTTCCCAAGAACTAAAGTTGTCTCCGAATCTGTAGATACACAAGACACTTCAGTTGAAAATGTTGAAGTAAGTGGAACTATGGCGAAATACTTGAGTGCTATTAGTTACACTAAAAGTAAGTTTTAATAAATAATTAATATAACCTTTAGGAGTTTTAAAAATGTTCAAATCAGAACACCTTCAAGAAAAATGGTCACCAGTCTTGAATCATCAAGATTTGTCACCTATTCAAGACAAATACAAAAGAGCAGTTACATCTGTTATTTTGGAAAACCAAGAGCGTGCATTGAATGAAGATGCTCGGTTCTTGGCAGAAACTGCACCTACCAACTCAACTGGTACTGCAATCAGCAACTGGGATCCAATTTTGATCTCTCTAGTAAGGCGTGCAATGCCTAACTTGATTGCATATGACGTTGCTGGCGTACAACCAATGACTGGTCCAACTGGATTGGTCTTTGCCATGCGTTCACGATACACTAATCAATCGGGAGCAGAAGCATTCTACAATGAAGCAGATACTACTTTCTCAGGTACCGGAACACAAACAGGAACCAACCCTGCTGTTCTTAACGATAGTGGAGCTGCTACTACAGATTACACAACTGGTCTTCCAGTATCAACTGCTACTGCAGAAGCATTGGGTGATTCTGCTGGTAATGCATTTGCAGAAATGGCATTCTCAATTGAGAAGTTCAGTGTAGAAGCAAAATCAAGAGCATTGAAAGCAGAATATTCAATGGAATTGGCACAAGACTTGAAAGCAATTCATGGACTTGACGCTGAGACAGAATTGGCAAATATTCTTTCTACTGAAATCTTGACAGAAATCAACCGAGAAGTTGTCCGAACAATCTATAGAATTGCTGAAAAAGGCGCTTTGATTGACACAGCTAATCCAGGTGTCTTTGACTTGGACGTTGATTCAAACGGACGATGGAGTGTAGAGAAGTTCAAAGGATTGATGTTCCAAATTGAGCGTGATGCCAATGTCATTGCACAACGAACCAGAAGAGGACGAGGTAATATCATTATCTGTTCTTCCGATGTTGCAAGTGCATTGAACCAGGCAGGTAAGTTGGATTACACACCTGCTCTTGCAAACAATCTTTCCGATGATGACACAGGAAACACCTTTGCTGGTGTATTGAATGGTCGCTATCGTGTATACATTGATCCATATGCTGGAAATCAAGATGCCAAGCAATTCTATGTAATTGGCTACAAAGGTTCTTCCTTTGCTGATGCTGGTGTATTCTACTGCCCATACGTTCCATTGCAAATGGTTCGTGCAGTTGGTGAGAATACTTTCCAACCAAAAATTGGATTTAAGACACGCTACGGTATGACTTCAAATCCATTTGCAAGTGGTGGAACACCATTCGCAAGTGATGCAGCAAGACTTGCTGCTAACAGCAACGTATATTACAGAAGAGTTCAAGTAACCAACATCATGTAATCATACGATTCTTATAAATAGAGGTATGTTCAAAAGCATACCTCTATTTTATAGGATATTTCAATGGTTGATTTAGTTG